CGCTCCCCTTTTTTATTGCTTTACATTGATTGTAGGAATGTAAAGCTATTCCGTCCTACTTGCGAAATAAACCCACCAACACCAATAAGGCGACAAGCCCAGCGAAGCCTGACTCGCCGAACTTATTAATGATGGATGTGAGGTTACCTATAACATTCACGCCAAAGATACCGCTACCGAAGATGACTTCGGACACTGCACCTATAGCAACAAAAGACATCAATAGATGAGCTAAGTCATCAACGTATCCTTTGACTTGTGTTACGATTTCCTGCATTGGTTTTCTCCCGTTAGTTAACAAAAAAAAAGGTCACACGATTTAAAAAAAAACCGAGTAACCTCTATAATAACTATATGATTTATAAATAATATTAAGAGTATATATTTATATATTAACATTTTTTTTAGTTTTTATATTTATAATTAGCAACATATAGGTAATCTAATGGCTATTGACTACGAAATCTTTGAAGGTAAATCACTTTCTTCACTATTCAAAGATATCTATGATAACACAGAATATAATAAAAAACAACTTGACATCTTAACGAAAGAACTCGTTCAGTTTATAAAAGATGGGGATACCGCAGTGCAGATTGTTCCAATGATAAAAGAGTATCTTGAAATAAACGTTAAGAATGATGACCAACTTGTTAAGATGGCTGGTATAGTCCAAAGATTGATATCGACCGAACAAAAGGCTGGTAGTGAGGATGAGTACGGTTTATCAGAGGAAGAAAAAAATCAATTGTTATCTAACCTCGAAGATTCAGTAAAAGATATACAAGAGGAATCAGATAAATTAAATAATAGAATTACATCAATAACAAACTAATGTCCTATAGAACTAAAAATAAAAGTGAATTAACATCTACGAACCCACTTGATAGGTTAGCTACACCCTTGCAAATTGGTAGATACATAAAATCAATTATTAACGGTTCCCTTTATGATTACCATGAAACAGAAGCTTTTCGTGTAACAGAGGTTATTACAGATACAACTTACGATAGAGGTTCAGTTTTAGGACAATTTACTGTAGACCCAAATCAACCAATACTAGGTGATGTCGTGAGACCACTTTTTGGAAATGGTATTTTACAAGTACCCGTCGCTGGAGAACAGGTCGCAGTAATTGAGTTTAACGGCAAACATTATTATATCGGAGTAGTCAATACAAAGGGGCAGGTGAGAGAGAATATTATTACTGGTCTACCGTTTCCTTTGCCGAATTTATCACCATCTAAGGATGGTAGTTTCAAGAGAAAAGATGTAAAACCGATTAAGATAAGTGAGGGTTGTACGTTGTACGAGGGTAGATTTGGACAATCAATACACCTTGATAGAAACAAAGATAATGATGCACCTGTTATTAGGATAGGTGTAAGAAATCAAGAAGGTACAGAATTAATTGATGATTCATTTGATAACTCAGATTCAATGATTGTCTTGACAAGTGATGGTGAAAAGTTTACCAAAAATAAATTTGAAGATACTAAGATTAATGGAAAAAAAATACTATTAAAAAGTGATGGTATATTTATTAGTAGTAATGATGTTAGGTTAGGAAGTTCTGTAGAAAATGATTTGGAGCCAGTTGTAAAAGGTAATGAATTAAAAAAGATAATAGATTTACTTTTGGATAGTGCTATATCCACGAAACAAGCAGAGGTTGTAACAAAGTTAGCAGCTAGTGGTGGTGCACCAACACCAGAAACAGTACAACTTGGAACCGAAATTACAGAATTAGAATCCATCAAAGCATCACCAGTTACACAATATTTAAGTAATACTGTAAAGACAAAATAGGAGTTATTATGACAAAGAAAGACCTTATTAAAATAATACGAGAAGTTGTAAAACGTGAGGTAAAAAAAGAGGTTCAACAGATATTTATAAAAGAGAATAAATCTGCAGAAAATATTGAGTTACCAAAACCAAAAGTTTCACCAAAGAAACACTTCACAAAAAATCAAGCTTTAAATAATGTCTTAAACGAAACGATTGGATTAACCAAAAAAAGTGATGGCGATGAATATCGAACACTTGGTAATGGTGCATTTGATACATCACGAATGACCGAGTTGATGGGTTATGGAAAACCAGAAGAAGTTCAACGAGATATGATTGCAGCGGACTCTTTGAAGAAAGCTGGTAAATCAGTACAAGATGTACCCGAAGCGGTCACAAACGCATTAACTCGTGATTATAGTGACCTTATGAAAGTTATGAATAAGAAAGGTAAGTAATGGCAAGTGCTAGAGAAAATGACCTAAATCCAAACGTGTATATCGGATTAGCTTTGCCGATAAAATCTGACGATAATAATGTATTTTCTCTAACTAAAAATTCATATGACCAAGTAAGACATAACCTTAGAAATTTATTATTAACAAATATTGGAGAGAGGGTTTACCAACCAGAGTTCGGTAGTAGACTCAGAGAATTGTGTTTTGAACAACTAGATGATACATTACCACAAAGGGTTGAGGATGAGGTAAGAAGAGCTGTAAACTTTTGGTTACCCTATGTTAATATAGTTGAGGTCGAAACTTTGACAGAGGAAGATAAAAAATCTAAAATTTTTGTTAGGGTAAAATTTTCAACTACTCTTAATTCAGATACATTACAACAAATAGAATTAGACGCATCATATACAGCTGAGAGATTATAATGGCAAGAACAAGTACAAAAAAAAATCTTATAAAACCAGTAAATTATCTTAACAAAGACTTTAGTGATTTTAGAGATAATCTAATAGAGTTTGCGAGACAATATTTTCCAAATACCTATAATGATTTTAACGAAGCATCACCAGGTATGATGTTCATAGAAATGGCTGCATATGTTGGAGATGTGTTATCATATTATATAGATTCTCAATTCAGAGAAACCCTTCTAGCATATGCTGAAGAGAAGAGAAATGTTTATACTATTGCACAATCTTTTGGGTATAAACCAAAAACAACAACACCATCAAATGTAGTCTTAGATGTATTTCAAACTGTTCCGGCATTAAACGGGCAACCAGATTATCGTTACGCATTAAATGTAAAAGCTGGAGCAACAATAAAATCTACATCTACAGGTAAAACGTTTAGAACTGTCGAAGATGTAAATTTCAAATTTAATAATAATTTTGAACCAAGAGTGACCACTATATTTGAAAGTAGTGGTGGTACTCCAACTAAATATTTACTTAAGAAACAAGTTCGTGCTGAGAGTGGAGAGATAGCTACAGAGTATTTCACTTTTGGAAGTGCACAAAAATATGCACAGATAAGATTAGCAAACAACGATGTTATACATATTATATCATGTACTGATGATGATGGTAATAATTGGTATGAGGTTGACTCTCTTGCACGTGATACTGTTTTTGCTGATATAGAAAATAACTCGACTAATGACCCAACTTCAGTAACCAATAGAGAGGTATCACCTTATCTTTTAAAATTAAGGAAAGTACCTAAAAGATTTACAACATTTGTAGACGAAAACGAAAATACTTTTTTAAGATTCGGCGCGGGAACTTCAGATAATCCTGACGAGGAAATAATTCCAAATCCAGATAATGTCGGTTCTAACCTACCAGGTAGTCCAAGTTTTTTAAACAAAGCTTTTGACCCAAGTAACTTTTTAAAAACAAAAGCTTTTGGACAAGCACCATCTAACACCACACTTACAATAAAATATTCCTATGGTGGTGGCATAGATGATAATGTTAGTAGTAATGATATAACCGAATTGACAAGTGCACAATTTGAAATTCAAACTGAAAATATAGTAGGTAGTTTAGTCGCTGAATCCGAGAATTCTGTAGCATTTACAAATCCAAATCCATCAAGTGGTGGTTCAGCTGGTCAATCTATTAGAGAGGTAAGGGATAGTGCTTTAGCATATTATCAGTCACAACAAAGGGCGGTTACAAAAGAGGACTACATGGTTAGAGCTTATTCATTACCCGCAAGATATGGTAACATAGCAAAGGTAAATTTAGTACAAGATGACCAATTGAATACCGCATCCGCCATAGATGATTTGGATAGAGCGGTTACACAAGATGATGTTGATAACAAAAGAACGATAAGGTCTTTACAGGCTAGGATACCAAATCCATTAGCATTAAATATGTATACTTTGGGATACAATAGTAATAAAGTATTAGAACCATTATCACAAACTGTCAAAGAAAATCTCAAGAATTATCTATCGGAATATAGGTTAGTGACAGATGCTATAAATATCAAAGATGCTTACATCATCGATATATCAATCGACTTTGCCATATTGACTAAAGTAGGTTTTAATAAAAATGATGTGTTATTAAGGTGTGTAGCAACACTAAAAGATTTTTTCAATATAGATAATTGGCAGATTGGACAACCTATAATAATGTCCGATATCGTATATGAATTATCATTAGTAGATGGTGTCGCAGCAGTGACAAAACCCTTAGAGGGTGGCAGTGATACACCAATAGTTATAACTAATAAATTTAAGAAATCAGATGGTTATTCTGGTAACACGTATGATATTCAATCAGCAACAATAAATGGAACTATTTATCCAGCTCTTGACCCAAGTATATTTCAGATTAGATTTCCTAATACTGATATAAGAGGTAAGGTTGTTGGGGATAACTTAGGAATAACGGAGTAAATGTATGCATTATTTTGTATTCTCTGAAAAAGATGCAACTTTATATCAAGCTAGTGGTTCTCAAAACACAGGTCTTGACGAAATACTTGAGGTTAGAAAAGATATAAGCACTGGTGGTGGAACAATTAACGTGTCTCGTGCTCTAATTGAATTTGATTTGACTAGAATAACTAGAGACATAAATCGTGGAATTATTAAGAAACCAAAATATTTCTTAAATTTATTTGAAGCTAATTCTACTAATTTGAATACAACACAAAGTTTATATTCTTATCCTGTAAGTGGTTCTTGGACTATGGGTGGTGGTAGATTGGATGATAACCCATTGACCACCGAGGGTTGTAGTTGGAATTTTAGAGATGGAAGTACACAGAGCACTTTATGGAGGCCACCTATTACCGCTTCAGGTGGGAGTTGGTTTACAGGGAGTGGATTTGAAGCTTCAGCATCAGTAACACATAAGACCACGGATATCCGAATGGATGTTACTGATATTGTTAATAAATGGATAAGTGGTTCAATTCCAAATAACGGATTTATAGTAAAAAGAAGTGGGAGTCTTGGACTGATAACCACAGGTAGTAATGACGATGAGGGTAACTCTACAAGATTTGGTAATCTGTCTTTTTTCTCTTCGGACACACATACAAAATACCCCCCAAGTCTTGAAGTTCAATGGGATGATTCGGTATGG